GCAAAATCAAATACTTCCCAGAACTGATTATGCCCCATAGGTGTACCAATAAAGATAACAAACCCAAGTTTATCAGATACTGCAGGTCTTATAATCTCAGTCCAGGTACGAGGTGACATAAGAGCAAACTCATCCATTACAACTCCATCAAACCCTAGTCCACGAAGTGCATCTGGATTGTCAGCACCAAATATCTGTATTCTTGATCCGTTATATAAATCTATCTTTAATTCTGTTTCGTTTCTACCACCACCAAGTTCCATTAATGGTTCTGTATATTCTTTGAGATAGTCAAAGGCTACAGCTTTACCTTGTCGATAGGTAGGTGCTATATAAGCTAGTCTTGCATTTTCTTTTTCAACAGCAGCTGCTACAAGTTTCCATATAGCCAGGCATGTCTTACCAAATCGTCTATGACAAACAATAACATTAAATCTTTTTAAGTTTTGAAAAACCTCCCATTGATATTTACGAGGCTTAAATGGTATCGTTATTTCTTTTTCTTTTACTTCTTTTCTGGTGCGTGGCATAAGTTTATACTAATTGGTTTTTTGCTATCACCAGTTATTTTGTGTTCCTTGCTTGCTAGTCTAGCATGAACGAAAGGTGCAGCTTTTTCTGCAGCCCACATCTTCCGTTCAGGAGAAGTACCAGGATTGTTTAATACATTCAACATATAATCTAATGGTGTTCTACTAGCGACTCTAATTTTAGCTTCAAGATTAGCACCTTTGCTACCATCTTTAACTCCTTTAGGTCTACCAGCTCCTGGTCTTTTACCACCTCTTATTGACATTATACTCTTACGCCTCTACGTCTTAATGCTTCATTTAATTTATTAGTTTTTGATCTTTCAGAAGATCTACCACTAGCTCTACCAACACCAAATGCAGCTCCACCACCTATTGTTACAGGATTAAGCAATGCTTTACCTGCTAGTGTTTGTGCTCCACCTAATACTGTTTTCTTTTTAACAGATTTCTTTTTAGATTTTTTTTTCTTTTTCTTTTTAAAGATTTTACTTTCTTTATTAGCAGCTTTTTTAAATAACTTACTTGCAGCTTTAACAATCATGTTGTTCTCCTTTTTGCATTTTTAAATCTAGCCATTTGTAATCGTTCAGATCTATTAATAGCTTTACGTTGTTTCATTTTACCTAAATCAGCTTGCATATAACCAGTTGGTTTACTCATTACAGGTTCAGGTTTTTGAACTTTATCAAATTCATAAACTTCTTTTTTTGGTTTTAAACTTTGTTGTTTTTTAAATCCTTTAGCAAACTTTTTCTTTGGTTTACCAGCAATAAATGAAGCTAACTGATCCTCGTTTAATGTATCTTTTAATTTCTTAGGTTTTGGCTTTTTTGTTTTTAAATAATTAGAAGCAAACCTACTTATACGAACCATTACCTATTTAATAGACCAGGCATCATTGCATCTCTAGTTGTTGGCGGAGCCATACGTCTTTGAGGTGCTTGATTCATTTGTGGCGGTAAAGGTGCAGATGCCATAGGTCCAGGCATATTAGATACTTGTGCTTGTGGCTGAACCATCTGTTGCTTTGCCATTACTATCTTACCAAGAGTTTGTAACTCATTAGGTGATAGTGCAGATATTTCTTCTGCTAGTGTAACTAAACTTTTAGCCATTATAATAGTCCTTTTTTAGTGTTATTGACTACAATCTTTACGTCAGGTTGTGGCGTATATTCTATGTCAAGTTCTTTTTTATATCTTATAGGAGCAGATTCTTTAGTGCCATTTAAGGCTTTTATAAGGTCAGAAATGACCTCTTTATCTGATTTACTCATCTCCACCAGAGAATGCAGCAGCACCAATAGATGCATATCCAACAGGTCCTTGTACTTTACGTCTTACTTTATTAAGTCTACCAGTACCTTTGAGTCCAGCAGAACCTCTGATAGCTGATTCTTTTGCTTTCATTGAAGCATAAGTTCCAGTCTTTTTAACTTTTCTTACTTTTCTTTTACCTTTTTGAAGCATTTTTGCTCCAGTTAATACTAATTTAGCGTACATTTGTTCTCCTATCTATAAGCTCGTGTTTTACGAGCTATTTTTTTTGGTTGTTTAACGTGTTGTTTACCTTTTTTGCTGCCTTTTCTTTTAGCTGCTGTAGTTGCAGCGTATTCTTTAGCAGATAAAGACTTAATAGCCTTCTCAGGTAGGTATCTTTCACCTGTCTTAGCAGAAGGTTTACCAGATTTGGTACGCCATTTCTGTTTACCCCAGTTCTTTAAGCTCTTTTGTGGCTTCTTTAGGCTCACTTATAGCCACCACCAGCAGCTTTATACGATTTTGCTAGCGTCTGGGCTTTACGAGCCGACCATTGACCAGCATTACCACCTTTACTTCCAGCTTTAATACGTTGGAACATGCGTTTTCGCATAGATGGTTTAGTATAGTTACCAGCCTTATTAACAGTACTCTTAGCCATTGCTATAGAACTATTACTAATACAATAATTATTACAATAGCTATCACTACGCCTTGTTTAGGCTTAGATAGCTCATTCCATATTGATAATATCTTTTGTTTCATAATTTATCCTTTGTTATGCTTCATTTGTACTGGAAACTTAGCTGTTAAGCTAGCTCCCTTATGTTTTTGAAATTTACCTGTATGCTTCATGAGCTTAAAGCCTTTACCAGCTTTCATCCAATGAAAACCTGCAGGTGCTTTAACGTTTTTATCCATTACTTTTTCTTACCTTTTTTTTTCTTCTTAGATTTCATGATCTTATCTTTAAGAGCTTTTGGTAATGTCATTTGTTTTTTAGTAAGCATTCTTTTTACCCTTTTTCTTTTTCTTCTTCTTCATTGGTGGTCTACCTTTAGCAGATCCGTATGTTCCCTTACCCATTGGCATGATAGTTCTCCTCTATTAGTGTTTAAATTGATTTTAAGCTATGCTACAGCACGATTGCTTTGTTATTTGGATCATCCAGTACCGAAGGTGAGAACATGTTTAAATTGCCTGCTATAGTCCTTCTCTCGCCTGGTCCTTCAAAAGGATATACGCAATGCTGACACCATGAAGGAAAAAATATAATCTTACCAACTTCAGGTTTAATGGTTTTGCAAAGAGCTGGTCTTAGCTCCTCTAAACCCCTTATACTCGTTTGACCGAAGTGAAACTGTAAGAAGCCATCATAAGCACCACCAGAGTTATAGAGATCAGTGGGCTTATAGTTGTTATTATTGGCTATTTGCGGTGGTATCTTAGTCCAGGTGGTAAATGAGATGCCCATAGGCGTATCAGTACCATGATCATGCAAGGGGTTATAATCCCTCTCATACGAGTGTACCGACCATAAGCTGTGTACATGTGGTATACGCTTCATGTCTTTGATACCAACATGTCTACCAAAATGATGTACATAAGTACCAGCAAGTTGAGCCACATATTTCGTAAAAGGTAATACCAATGGGTCTCTATCATCCATTTTAAGCTGTTGTCCGTGTGATATCTGTCCGACCAGGTTATCCGAAAAGTCCACCCCTTCAGGCTTCTTATGCTTCGCATCTAGGTATTTATTCAGATCATTAATCATACGATCTTCCATCTGTACCTCCATTAAAAGAGCTACACTTACCTGCGATAACTTAATCTCTACTTCTTTATCCGCCATACCAATTTATTAAATCCTTTGTGTGCTTTATAATCTTATTGTCATCACCCCTAATGACTATAGCTATTTCTGGATTAGGATCAACCTTAATCCCACTTAGCCTGGCATATACTTTTGCCTGATCCCTACCGAAGCTATCTTCTCCAAACATGACGTGTCCAACTCTAGGCATATGTTCCCCCCATTTGATTAGTGTTCGTTTAAACCCCCCCTTATATCATCATACGCTGTCGTTACAGGGTTGATGTGTGGGGTCTTCTAAAACCCCGTGCTTTTGAATTGACGCTTTGAATGCGTTGGGGAAATTGATTCTGAATGTCTCAGTTCGACTGTGCATTCGACCGCTTTCTCAGCTTCAAAGAGCGTCAATGCATTTAAGAAGTAAGTGTCTTCTGCATTACAAGACTTCATGACTTTAGTATAAGGAAGTGATGTAATGCTATGTTGGTCTGGCAATGGTTCTATTCGGCGAGAACCTAACACGGCTTACTGACATCATATGTATGGGAATTGCCTAGTCAAGAAGACAAGCGTCAAATGCCTTGCATTTGATTCCCACATTATTTCTTCTTGATCGGCACAGCCGATCGCTGCATGAGGCTACCGCCTGCATCTGGACAAGACAATGTCTCCATCCATAATGCTGACAGTAATTGTATTAGCTGAATCATCAGCTAGTACCTGTTTAAAATAAGGAGAATACACTATGACTAATTTAGTAATAATAATATCTGTATCTGTTTTTGCAGCCTTAATGTTATTGATAGCAGCTATATGTGACTATCTAGAACAAGAGAATAGCAGACGGGTACACCCCATACGACTTGGAGATTACCTCTTTAATAGTAGGGAGATAAGAGACGATAAGGTTAATAATATAAAACAAGGAGATAAATATGAACAATAAAATTGATTACGAACTAGAAGCTAGTCATATACTAGAACAACATGCTGTCGAAGAATCTTCGGAAGCTATGGCAAGATCGGTAGATACTAACAGATCTATCTCGTGGAAGCACAATACTTATGAACTAAGAAATGCTTATGCAGCAGTTATTCACTCACTTATGAGAGAATACAATGCTCAGACAGAATTATTATCTGCTATTGATGATGATCTGGTTGATCTTAGATCTGCTGGTGCACACGATAAAGAAGGTATCTATGGGTTTGATGATCCAAAAGAGATAATGGTACACAAAAGAGAAGAGATTGTTTCTAATCAAACATTCTTCTTAGATCAAGTACTTGGTAATCTCAAAATGTTTTGGATCAGATATGGTAAAACTCATCTGGAATGCTTGTTGTATACTAAATCAGGTAAACTTGGTTACAAACAAACTCAAATTGCTAAAATTGCAAGTACTGGTTGGTACTCTGAGCTTGTAAATCTTACTGAGGTAAAAGAGTTGGTAAGTATATTTAGTCAAGAAAGACAACAGTTGAGCTACAAACTCAATGG